CGGCGGCAAATTAATTCTAAACACCGGTGGTAATGCTTATGTTGAGTCAGTTGATTACGGAGTCAACAGTGCCAACAGTGCATTAAATATCTTTGGCGGACCTTATCAGAAAATTAAACTACGAGCTGGCTTTGGTACTCAAGCAACTTGGACCTTAGGCACAGATGGCAGTTTAACATTTCCAAATGCTACAGTACAGACCACAGCCTATACCGGAGTTCCCAGTTTAAGCACGTTGACTGGAGTAGCTATTACTAGCCCAAGTACTGGCCAAGTATTAAAGTACAATGGTACCAATTGGATCAATGATGCTGATGCCACCGCAGGCGGCGCTGGTGCTGGCACAGTTACCACAGTAAGTGTTACCTCAGCAAACGGGTTTACAGGCACAGTGGCCACTGCCAGTTCAACTCCAGCTATCACAATCACAACCAGTATCACCGGTGTGTTGAAAGGCAATGGCACTGCCATATCAGCCGCAGTAGCTGGTACTGATTATCAAGCACCAATTGGAACTATCAGTGGGTTAGTTAAAGGTAACGGAGCAAACGCCCTCACTGCCGCAACTAGCGGCACTGATTATGCGCCTGGTACCAGCGCATTGGCAACAGGTATTGTAAAAAGCACAACCACAACAGGAGTATTGTCCATTGCTGTGGCAGGTACTGATTATCAAGCACCTATCACACGTACCACAGCTAATGCTACCACAGCTAGTTTGGCCAATGCTGCCACAGGAAATCTAACCATAACTGGTTTCAAAGGTTATGTGTTGTATAAAATACAGACTTCGGCAGCGGCTTGGGTTAGAATTTACACTGATGTTGCTAGTAGAACAGCAGATGCTGGCCGAAGTGAATTAACAGATCCCCTTCCAGGAGCCGGCGTGATAGCTGAAGTTATTACCACAGGAGCAGAAACTATATTGATTAGTCCAGGCTCAATGGGATTCAGCAATGAAAGTACTCCTTCAACTAACATTCAGTTAGCAGTTACAAATAAAAGCGGCGGTGTGGCGGCTATTACTGTTACACTAACTGTGTTGCAACTTGAGGCCTAATATGAGCGACTTAAAAGAATACGTTGTTACTGCTCAGACAATGAGCGACGCTGATTCAATTATTGCAGATATGGAGTCACCTAACGGAAATCTTTATATTCCTAACAGACAAGTTAGCATAACACAGTTGAGAGAACTTAGTAGAAACACGCATTTCATGTTGTCTGATGAAGAAGCAGTTCAACTAAGAACTGATCCTAGAGTAATAGCTGTAGAACGTCCTCCTAGAGACATAGGCATCAAAATAGTTCACCACTGGACACAATCTGGAAACTTTGAAAAAAATTCTACCATCGATGCCAATGATAAAAATTGGGGACTGTATAGAACCACAGCAGGCAACACATTGGCAGGCTGGGGTACTGATGCTTCATTTACACAAACAACGCAAACTGTGACTACAACCAGCTCAGGAAAGAATGTGGACGTTGTGGTCGTCGATGCGCACATTAATCCCCTTCATCCTGAGTTTGCTGTTAATGCAGACGGCACTGGTGGATCAAGAGTTAATCAATACAATTGGTTTGCGTTAAGTGGTATTGTTGGAGTAGGCACTGTTGGTGCTTATGATTACAGTGATATCTCCAGCAACCACGGAACACACGTGGCTGGCACAGTGGCGGGCAACACACAAGGCTGGGCACGTGATGCCAACATCTATAACATGGAATTCAGCTATGTAGGAGCAAACTCTCCTGCCAACTGGGAACTTTATATTTTTGATTATCTCAGAGCATTCCATAAAAATAAAACTGTTAACACCACTACTGGAAAAAGAAACCCAACCATAACCAATCACAGTTGGGGCTACTCGTATGATGATATTCAACTATCGTCAATTACCAGTGTAACTTACAGAGGAGTTACTACAGCAGTGTCAGGAACTGATGCGGCCAAAAAAACCATATTGGAAGCAAACGGTGTTCCGGTTCCTGGCAGCACATATCTTTATAGAATGCCCTATACCTATGCTGCCCTCAATGCCGACGTAGCAGATGCCCTAGCAGACGGAGTTATTGTTGTGGCGGCGGCTGGCAACAGTTTTTGGAATTCTGCATACAGTGGCGATCAAGATTACAATAATAGCATTAGAAGCGGTGGATTTGATTATGTTCATTCTCAAGGATCAAGTCCTGCTGTAGCGCCTGGAGTAGTTGTTGTAGGCAATGTTGGTAGTGCCCAACAAGAATATAAAAATAGCTCAAGTAACTTTGGCAACCGAGTTGACGTATGGGCTCCGGGAACCAATATTGCGTCCGCAGTCTATGACTCAACTGCTGCTGCCGAATTTAGTATTACCCTAGTAAACGATCCTAGAAATGCCAGTTATAAACTAGGTAGCATTTCTGGAACCAGTATGGCATCACCGCAAGTATGTGGCCTGTTAGCCTGTTATGCTGAACAAAATCCAAATCTAGGTTCAAGCGAAGCGTTAACTTATCTAATAACACATTCCAAAAAGAACCAAGTCGGAACTACTGGTGCAAGCATTGCAAACTATCAATGGTTTGGAGATAACGGAAATAATCGATATCTATTTTATAATTTAGAAAGACCCGTAAGCGGACAAAGTCTGCCAAAAACCACATTTAAAAACAGACCTACATCAGGATCAGTTTATCCCAGAGTGCGCATACGAGCAAAAGGTTAACTGATAAATACACAAAGAAAACACAATAAGTGGAGATATAACCGTGACTAGTAATGTAACATACGCAGGAATTAACACAAACTTCCCTGTAGCAGGGCAAGACAACGATACGAAGGTATTTAGAGATAACTTTGCTACAATCAAAACTGGACTTGAAAATGCCAATATAGAGTTGTCAGCTCTACAAGGAACGGGCGAAAATTATTCCGGAGCAGCTAACCGTGAAACTGCTAACGACTTTAATACCAATACTATCTCAAATGCTGTATTGTTAACTGTTAGAGATAAAAAATTCGACGGTGGACCATACGGAGGTTTAGTTCCTGGATACCAAGGCGGCAATATTAGCTTCATGTCGGGGTCATATCAAGTATGGCAATTTGCCCAAAGTTGGACTGGTGCCCAAGCTATCCAATTAGTTGATTTTCCCGGAGCAGTGGGCGATACATCATCTAGTGTCGGTAAAGTACGGTTAGAACTATACAGCGCAAATTCAGAATCAAAAACTATATCATTTATTGTGCAAAACGGAACAACTATCAAACGCTTGGGGTTTCCTTCGGGCCCAGGCCCACTTACCAGCGACCCTATATATCCTATTACAGTTAATGTGGTAATTCCATCTAATACTAATCCTATCGTAATTGATGTCTGGCGTCACAGTAGTGAATTGGTATTCTTCCATTATATTGGACAGTTTTCCTAAAATGTTTAGCCCCCTAGTCGATGATCTTAGTCACCTCAAAGATAACGAGGTTGAAGACAAAATCTTGGAATTGAGCAAAAAATATTTTGTTGCTCAACGATTAGGCAAGACAGAAATGTTGACACAACTCGCAACTTTTGTTATAATGTATAAACAAGAGATGTCTAAAAGAAATGCAATTAGACTAAACCAGCAACTGGACGGCGATTTGGGTCAATTAATTAATGTGGACTAACAGCACACAAGAACAACTTATAGAAGGTGTATTAAGGCATGGTCCAGACATACTGGCCAAGTGTCTTGCAGATTCTGCCGAATTAACTCAATACCTAGAAAGATTAGATATTGAGCATTTAAACTATCCCCGACCAAAACAAACTATAGATGTTGCTAATTGGCATCTTCCAAAAGAATATCAAGAACTAAACATTACAGAATTTCTAATTCAAAATAGTCCCAGTATTAATCACCAGCGTGTAATTCAAGAAATAAAATTGTTTGAAAAACACAATATGATACCAGTACTTAGAACTATGAAATATGTAGTAGACACATTAAGGGCCAATAATGTAGTTTGGGGTGTAGGACGTGGCTCTAGTGTAGCCAGTTATGTTCTCCACATCATAGGGGTCCATAAGATTGACAGTATTAAATACAATATACCAATAGAAGAATTCTTTAAGGAGATATAAAATGGGTAAAACTCACATGAGTATGCGCGGTAAAGAAGTTGACATGGAAAAGTTAAATCTTCAAAATGAGCTGTTGCCAGCAGTAGGCAATATGAAAGTAAATGCTCGAGGAGACGAAATCGGTGTTGGCGGCAAAATTGTGCGTACAAAAGAACAAATTTTGCAAGACTACTATGCAGCAAATCCTAGAGCTGTACAAGAAGAAATTGCCGCACGTAGAAAAGGTTAATATGAGCTTTGCATTTGAAGCCAAGAAGGTTAAAATTCGTGCATTGCCAAAAGACATCCTTGTTGTTGACATGCACATGGGCGAGCAAGTATCCAATGGCGGCATTTTTATTGCCAGCGACGACGGTAAAGCACATGGTGTTAAACCACGCTGGGCCAAAGTATACAAGGTTGGTTCAGAAATTGATTTTGTTAAAGAAGGTCAATGGATTCTTATTGAACATGGACGTTGGACTCGCAAGATTAAAATCAACGACGGTGACGGTGACAAAGAATTTCAAAAAGTAGAAACAAAGTCTGTCATAGCAGTAGCTGACGAAAAACCAAATGATTTTTATATTGGGCAAGAATTTGAATCGTTGTCATCAAACATTCGCCCAGAAGATTTTATTAATCAATAATGCATCTTAAAAAAAAGGACTGGAGCATGGCCGACATCAGTAGCCAAATACATGCACTGGCTAGAGAATGTGCCAGTCCTTACAATGACGGGTTCACTGCATTTGAACTTAAAAAAGATTTACACCTTTTAAAAGAAATAGTCGATCAAGCATTTGAAATGTCTCCAGACTTTGGAGAAATTGAAAAACAGTGGTTGACAGAGCGAGAAAAAAAGCGTATCATTAAGATATTAAAGTCTTAAGGAGATACAAATGACTAATCCGTTTCGCGATCAAGCGAAATTTATGACTGCTTGCGATCAATCCGTAGGTGAGTTTAATACGGGACAGTTTAATTTATACACTAAACTGATCGAAGAAGAATTCAAAGAACTTAAAGTAGCAGTAGATAATGTTGATCAGGTCGAAACTCTTGATGCATTAATTGACATTGTTGTTGTTACCATTGGCGCTATTCACAGCATGGGCGCAGATGCTGAAGGTGCTTGGAAAGAAGTCATGCAGACTAACTTTGCTAAAATTGATCACGAAACCGGTAAAGTGCGCAAACGTGAAGATGGCAAGGTTCTAAAACCAATTGGATGGGAACCACCGGCATTGGGGCAGTTTATAAAATGAGTATAAACGTTTATTGGTGTCGCTCGATGTCAAGTATGCAAGAAGTCATAGCTGCTGGTGGTGGTATTGATTCATTTATATCACCTCTCCGTGTAGCGGTACCTGAGCCGCTACTCAAACACATTGATTACAAAGAATTTTTTGGACCGGCAGTATCAAAATGTCCGGCAATTGTTGACGATTTAAAAAATATATTTGTCATCAAAAGTCCCGTTTCTATAAAAATAGAAGTTGGTAACACTAGAATGAATGTTACTGGACAAACTATTGACTTTGCAAAATCATTCTTGGGAAATCCTCAAGGAAAATTTGGCATACATCAATTAGGGCTGGGCTATTTGTTCTTTTCAGACAAGAGCCTAATGGCTACGCAATTGCCTGCATATTACGATCAAAATAGTTTTACCGAAAATACATTTGCTATTTCAGCTAGTTTTGATATTGGTAGATGGTTTAGGCCTGCAGCCAAGCCTGCTTTTATAATTAGACCAGGTGTAAAAGAAATTAATATAAAAGAAGGCGATGCATTAATTTATTTTAAATTAAACACTATCGAAAAGGTCAATTTAATTGAATTCGATAATCCAAAAACTAATTTAGACAATGAAGAAAACCCTGCTGTGTTATGCTCTATGTTAAAAAAACAATCGCAGGGGATTATTCCGTTAGCAAAATGTTATGAATATTTTGATCAATTTAAGATGAGACAACGTATTTTAAAACTTATAAAAAGCAGTACTATTAAAAAAGGAAATTAAAATGAGTAATTTAGATGAAGCAATTCAAGATATCAAAAAAGCAAAAGCTGCATTAGAGATTCCTGAAGCTAAAAAATATCCAGATGCAAAAAAACACCTTTACATCAGTCTTGTAAAAAGTATTATTCGTATTGGAGCAGGTGGGTGTCTAATTCAAGGCAACTTGTTGTTTGCTGGCGGCTTGTTAATTTTTGCTGAAATACTTGGCATTATTGAGGAATTGGTGTAATATGAGTATGGATCAAGCTTCTGTTTGGCTTGCTGGTAGTATATTAACTACCTTGGGCTTTGTTGTAATTATTGTTGGTATTATTGTGGTTAATAACATCTTGCACAAATATTGGAAACCTGTTAAAATATTTACTCCTGATAGTTGGAAGGGGTTTAATCCACCTGTCGAACCATACATTGAAAAGGCAAAAGAATGAAAGACTTATGGGTAGAAAAGTATCGTCCGAATACCGCAGACGGTTATGTTTTTAGAGATGATCATCAGCGCAAACAAATTGCCACATGGATCAAAGACAAAAGTATCCCACATCTGTTACTAAGTGGTGCGGCCGGTATTGGCAAGACTACACTGGCTAAAATTCTTATTAATGAAATTGGCATTGAAGATTACGATGTGCTAGAAATCAATGCCAGTCGTACTAACTCAGTAGACGACGTTCGTGACAAAATTACAAACTTTGTTCAAATGATTCCATTTGGTCCGTTTAAAGTTGTACTGCTAGATGAGGCAGATTATCTGAGTCCCAACGCACAGGCGGCGCTACGCGGGGTTATGGAAGAGTATAGTCAGACTAGTCGTTTCATTCTTACCTGTAACTATCCCAATCGAATTATTCCTGCTCTCCACAGCAGATGTCAAGGATTTCATGTTGAACGCACAGACATGACAGAGTATACTGCCCGTGTTGCTACAATTCTTGTAGAAGAAGGAGTAGACTTTGATCTTGACACATTAGATAACTATGTCAAAGTTGCTTATCCGGATTTGCGTAAATGCATTAATCTTGTACAACAAAATGTCAACGAAGGAAAATTAGCGGCGCCTAACAAAGCAGATGGTGGTGAAGCAGACTGGAAGTTCGATATGGTTGAACTGTTTAAGGCCGGCAAGATTACAGACGCTCGTAAACTGTTGTGTGGTAAGATTCGTGCAGAAGAAATGGAAGAAGTGTATCGTTGGTTATACGACAACCTTGCAATTTTTGGATCTGAGCAAAATCAAAATACTGCTATTCTTGTAATTAAGCAAGGACTGGTAGATCATGTAGTATGCGCTGATTCTGAAATTAATTTAGCAGCCACACTGGTCAAACTTGCAAAGATTGATGTCTAAAAAAAAATCTAATTTAGCAAAAGGAAGAAACAGTTACGATTCTAAAATAGGCGGATCGATTATTCCATTTTTTAATAGGAATGTAACTCCCTATCCTACAGAAGCAGGTGGTCCAAAATTTGATTTAGTTCCTGTTACTAAACAAAAAGACATCATGATTAATCATGCTAGGATTTATGCCCAGCAAGAATATGATCGTATTATGGAACTGGTAGCTGTATTAGAAAAGCAGGCTCAAGATATTAAGAGAAGACTGGATGTTACTGATGCAGTGCATGCTGCCGAATATCAATTTCAAATAGTAATGGGGCAGTGTTATTGGTTAGTTTGGGACAGTAGGAAAGAAAAAATGATATTGACACATCACAGCCCAACAGATTGGAGTAGTGGGGCTCCGGTCGATTATGTATATCAAACTCAGGTTAAGTATATGGGAGACCATACATGGATGGAAATAGAATGAAATCATTTTTAAGATTTGCAGGAGCGCAGATTCCTGTTAGAAAAACTGTCGAAGAAAATATTATTACGCTTAAGACTGCAATTGATTGGGCTAGCGATAATGAGGTACATTATTTGGTTACCCCCGAAGCATCATTGAGCGGATACATAAAAGGTTTTAATATCAACGGCGATGTAGTAGCTGCGGAAAAAGAAATTGTATCTTATGCTGTTAAAAAGTCTGTGGGATTATTTTTAGGAACGTTATGGGTTGACACTGATCCCGGTGGCAAAGAAGTTAAAAGAAATCAACTTAGAGTATACGATTCTACAGGAAAATTTATTGGGGCAGTTAATAAAACTCTAATTTGTCCAGAGGATCACGATATAGGTATTATTCCTAACAAAACACCCGGTGCTTGTTTTGTTCCAGGCACCGATGAAACTGGAAATCCTATTGCTATTAGTGCGGCAGGATTTATATGTAAAGATCTTTACGGTCGATCAAACTTTCCTAATCTACCGTCAATGGCTAGAGAAGCTGGAGTTATGATTGGCATACATGCCACAAACGCCATGAGAAATGTCGGTGACGTTTACGACAAGGTAATGTACGACTGGCATAACGCAAACTTGCAAATTGTATCTTATCTAGCAGGTGGTCCTTTTATTACTGTAGACAATTGCAATCTCATGAACGGTGACGACTGGGATGGACAAACAAGCAGTCCCAGTGGTGTACTGATAGGCGGCAAGTGGGTGGTGCAAGTTCCCAGTCACGGCACCCAGTACTTCTTTTATGATTTTCCGATAAGAAATCTAATTCATAGAGACTGGCCCAACGGTCCGGGCAAGAATTAAAAAAAGGGCCCTATGGCCCTTTTTTATTGATCTCCGTAGATTGCTAATATCTCCTTAACAGCTTCATGTCGTTCTACGTCATCCACAGAAAAATGACAAATGTCTACATACCTGTGATTTTCAAAGTTATTATATAACTTCAGGAATTCAAGCAACCCATTATTGCTTGGGCGGTCAGCCTGCTGTAGATCACCAGTAACGACCATTTTAGATCCCTGCCCTAGACGAGTTAGCAGCATTTTCATCTGACTAGGTGTTGTGTTTTGCATTTCATCGGCTATGACGACAGCGTTTTTAAACGTTCTTCCTCGCATGTATGCTAGTGGACTGGTTTCAATGATTCCTTCTAGAACCATGTGTTCAATCTCTTTTGCATTGTAATTTTCTGCAATTACGTCAAAAATAGGGCGTGTCCAGGGAGCCATTTTTTCGTTTAGGTCACCTGGTAAAAACCCATGCTCTTCGTCTACTGAAACAGCTGGTCTAGTTACAATAATCTTAGTAGCATCACCGTATTTGAGTTGATCTACAGCCCATTGTACAGCCAACATGGTTTTACCCGTGCCTGCTGGACCTGTAGCAAACACGATCATTTTAGTTGGATCGTTTAGCTTTAACAGATAGCCTTCTTGACTAAGATTTTTGGGATATATTTGAACTCGTGGACGTTTTTGATATTTTTTGTCTACTAGATTTATCACATTAGACTCTTCGTGATAATGATTAGCTTTCAGTGCTGTTGCTGCTCTTTTACGCTTCATATAAGGTTAGCCCTCCTTTTACGTGTAGGCACGGACCTCAAACCGTTTGTGTCCGTAGCCGAACACAAAAGTATTTAACTATCTTGAAAGAATATTATAAGTTACGTTTAAGTTTTGACGATAAATACAAATGGGAGAAAACATGGCCGATTTAAAAGACATTATTTCTAATATAGAAAACATATACGGGTCAAATAACAGCTTGAATATGCTTAAAAATTTCGAGCGAGTTATTGACGAACTAGACATCTACGTCTACGATAACTGGATGGACGGCGAACTTGTAGCTGGTCCTAAAGAATCACGCTATTTTATAGAGTGTACATTCATGTGGGATAAAGATAAAATGCCCGATCCAGAAGGCGGAAAGAAACTTCTAGACTACGGTTGTACAGTACAGTATGCAGAAACTTACATAACCAAAGTTCGTAAAATCAAAGATCCAGACGATATTCGTCCCGGAACAAAGAAAGGTAAAATTGACCGCGAAGAAATTTGGATGGTTAAAATTAAAATGCCTAAAAAATTAATGGCAGACATTGATCGTGGCCATAGAAATCTTGATACAAATAAAGTTCAAGACATCTTAGATCAAAATGGGGTTGCACAATCTCAAGAAGATGCTGGTGAACAACAGATACAACAGGATACTGCAAATGTTTAATACTTTAAATGAAGGGCTTAGAGCCAACGACCTCCAAGACATGGTACACTCACTTTTAGAAGTTGATACCTACAAATCAAAGATGGGCGAGGATCGCGATGTATGTGTTATCAGCTTTGGCGTTAAAGATCGTAATCCAGCAAAAGACCTAATGGAATTTATTGAAAAGGGCTACAGCTTTGTACTTGATGCCGACGTAAGCTCTGGCGAAAATGAAAATGGCGAATACAATGTATTTGTCGAGCTACCGAGGACTAGTCGCCTTGCAGAGCACATCAAAGAAATCACTTACGGAGTACGTAGGTTAACAGGCATTGATGATTTTAAATTTAAATATTACAAACATCAAGGTGTCCACGAAGTTACAGAACAACAATTAAAATCAATTGTTCCGTCTGATGCAGGTGCATACGATGGGTTAATGAACAAGTACAAAACAGAAGGCGTAAAACGTTTCTTTAGTAAAACACTAATGGACGACTTTACATTAGACGGTGACGTAATCACTATCTATAAACCATTTAATCAAAAAATTCAACTACGTATGGTTAAAGAAGGTGAAAAGGAATCAGTCTTAGAAAATACTACCGATGCAATTACATTGGATGAAAAAGCAACTAGCGAAGTATTTTGGCTTACTAAAGTATTAGGCGATTATAATATTAATAAAATTGGTGAGAGTTTTGTTTTTGAAAACGGAACCATGGCAATGCTGTTACAAAGGATAGATTAATGAGCTTTACATTTGAATTTACAAAAGAACAATTACAAGAAATGATTCCAAAGAATCCCTATGTGGATCAATGGTATGATGCTTGTAGTAATATACTTCCAGAATATGAAATTAATACTCCACAGCGTGTAGCAGCGTTTATTGCTCAGTGCGCTCACGAGAGTGCAGGGTTCACTGCATTAAAAGAAAATTTAAACTATCGTGCAGAAAGTCTTGTAAAAGTATTTCCAAAGTATTTTCCAGATCTAGGAATTGCAAAACAATACGAAAAGCAAGGTGAAAAAATTGCCAACAGAGTTTATGGCAATCGAATGGGCAATGGCGATGAAGCAAGTGGTGACGGATTCCGCTACTGCGGTAGAGGCCTTATACAACTTACCGGCAAGCAAAACTACACAGCATTTGCCGAAAGCCTTGAAATGACTGTCGAAGAAGTTCCAGAATACCTAGCAACATTTGAAGGTGCCTTACAATCAGCTTGTTGGTTTTGGGAAACAAATAATCTAAATCAATGGGCAGACAAGGGCGACATCCTCACATTAACAAAACGCATTAACGGTGGCACTATTGGCCTAGAAGATCGAATCAAGCATTACGAACACGCATTGCACGTACTAGGGGTTTGATATGTTTGGTTGGTTACTAAGCATTATGCCTGAAAGCATTTTTATTTTTATATACTATATCATGCTGTCAGCAGGTGTCGTGCTGTACATTGCCAGCAAATTAGTACAATGGATACCCATGATGGGTCAGTACAAATTACCAGCAGAAGTTGTTGGTGTTGTATTGCTAGTTATCGGGGCTTACTTTTACGGTGGCTACGGTGTACAGTCTGCATGGCAGGCTCGTGTGGCAGAATTAGAAGCCAAAGTTAAGGTTGCTGAAGAAAAAAGCCAGCAGGTTAACACAGTCATCGAAACAAAAATAGTTACAAAAGTTAAAGTCATTAAGGAAAATGTCTATGTCAACAGAGAAATTATCAAAGAAGTTGCGGGTAAACAGTTGGATGCTCAGTGTACTTTGCCTAAGTCTACTGTCAGCTTGCACGACAGCGCCAGTCGTAATGAAGTTCCCGAGCGTGCCGCCGCAACTGATGGA